TTTTTCTGCACTTTCGGGTAAATCTTCACCGGCAAATATGTAGTGACCCAGACCGAACAGTGCCAACCCTTTTACAAGGCACCGCATCGTCGTGTCGCTTATCTGCCTCGCGTTTGGGTTTTTAATTGCATTGTTTCGGTTGTCCATGACCGGCAACCACATTTTTCGGAAAACTCCGTTGATATAAATCTTCACCCAAACAGTTGCTGATCCGTCTGGATGTATTTCATAAGGATACTTCTTTGTCTCGTTTGTTGGGTCCGTGAAATAAATGACTTCAAACTGTGTATCTGGAAAGTGATCCATCGCAATACCCCATGCCCACGCCCATGATAGATAGGTAAGTCCCAATTTTTTTTCTACCTGCCCAGAGCAATCTACTTTGCTCAGTACGTCCCATACTTCTTTGTAGGGATCTAATTCTTTCTTTGTCTTTTTATCCATATTTCTAGTGTATCTGGTTTTCTTAACTGATCTATTCTTACTGCTTTAACTGGTGCGTAATTCCCATATTGCTGGGAAAAACATTTCTGGTTAAATTCATCTTTGGTTATCCATCCCATGATCTGGACAACATAGTAGTCGGTGCCAGGTGCGGCTAATACCGCAACATCCGCTCGCATCGGTTTCCTAAAATACAACTCTTTCGTAGTTGACCATTTGACATCAATCGTGGTGCCAAGCATTTCCATATCAACTCCATCATCACCCACGGTGTACCCCTCCGCTTGGAGATCGGCATTCAGGAACTTGCTAACCGCAACCTCTCCGAGGGCACCTTCGTAATTAAGCTGAACATCATCCTTGCGCGATACCCTGGCATTGCTGGTGCGGGTGCCAAACTTCATCATCTGACGAGTGATCCCCAAAAACTTTGCACAAAGGATTTCTGCTGGAGACAACACGATTCTTGTCATATCGCTTGTTGTAGGAGTTTTGTAAAACTGTCCTCGTCCATGTAGAACCTCCACTGATGGTTGTTCCGTTTATGGGCTACCACCGCAATCTTGCCCTTGGCATCCCTGACTGCTTGGTCACATGCATCTGGGATTGAAAGTTTCTCCACATTCTTAACCTCAAACATGACCTTGTCATCCAGTTCATCACACACTACATCCGCACCACCTAACCCGTTGTACTGGACTCCACGTTTCGCAGAAATCCACCCGCGATCCCGTAGCCAAGAGACAAACATGCGCTCCCCTCTCTTGCCTTTTTCTCTGGAAAATTTGCCCATGAATTTATTCTACCGAGTTAGGTGAGACATACGTTGTCTGTGCTAAATAGTTCCATTGTTTCTGCTGGTCTTTCTCTTTTAAAGTAATCCTCTATTCTTAATAATCTCTTGTTGTCATCACCGTCTCTAAACCATCCAGTTCCATCAATTGATTCCACTCCCAAATCGTGGCACAACCATAATCTATGCATGCTGTTAACTCTTCCAACATGGACCCTTTTGCCGCACTCAAACCATGCATTAAGGTTCCTCCACTTCCACTCTGTTGACCCTCCGACAAATATCATGTCTGCCTCGTTTGGAATGTCGTTTGTTGTCATACCGTCCTGAACAACAATTGCCATTGGCCAATTATACTTAGATATGCGATCAGCGTATTTATCCCATCTTTTTAAAGTAGTATCTCGGTCACCTATTGCATCTGGCACCGCAGCCCACATGGGTTGATGTTTCTCCATAACAATCTGATCTAACCCTTTAAAATAATCATCCTCACTCCATGTCTGGTCTTGTGACCAACAAGCATAAATATCGTTGTCTAATGCATACGGCATCCAGTGCCTCAATTTAGTTTTCCAATACCCCCTTGGTCCCATTAACCAAGCAGACTCCAAATAGCGTCCCGCCCAATAATGGATGACGGGGGAACTATGATTGGATAACATTACCAACAAAGTATCTTGCTCCTGTTTTATCTGTTTCAGAAACTTCAACTGAAGTTAACCCCTCTATTGCGGGTTTGATTAAATTGAAGAGTGCTCTTGCTATATATTCACTAGATGTAGCATCAAACTTTTCATTTAAATTAGTGTGATCTAGTTCCTCGATTATGGGTTTAACGACCTTATCAATTTCTTCAAACTCGATCACCATGTGGTCTTCATTTAGATCACCTTGCACACATACGGTTACTTTATATGAATGCCCGTGAAGTCTTTTGCATTTATGACCGTTTGGTAAAAACGGAAGGAAGTGGGCTGCTTCAAATCTGTATGTTTTAAATATCTCAAACATTGGCAGTGCTCCTTTCTCTACATGCCCCGCACTCACCACATGGATGTTTTCCACCTTCGTAACAGGACCATGTTTTTGACCAATCTATATTGTACTTCTCACCCTCTCTTGCAATGTCTCGCTTTGTGTATCCTATCAATGGGGCGATCAAATGGACTCCTCCTTGCAAAAGAGTCACTTCGTTTATTGCTCGCACATATGCGGGTCTGCAATCCGGGAACACTTCATCATCATTTCTGTTAAATCCTACAAAAAGCAAATTACTACCTCTGCCCATTGCAATGCTTGCCCCGATAGAAATTAAAATAGAATTCCGACCTGGGATAACAGGATCGTCTTTTGGATTAAATGCGTTTTCTGACTGAAGCAAACTAGACCTTAGCCAATCAAAATCTAAATGCACAATTTGGTGCGTAACCTTGCCAAGAAACTGAATGTACTTCGCTGCATAATCTAATTCCCTATTGTGTCTTTGTCCGTAAGCAAAACTAACAGCATGTATTTTTGTGATGTCATTTTTGACTCTTCGACCTTTTTTTAAGTCATCACAAGCACCTCTCCACTCAGCTAGGCACTGGTGCAAAATTAACGTGGAGTCCATCCCTCCACTGTACAAAACTATTGCTTCTCGATTTACCATTTACCTGGAAATCTTGGCATTCTTTTGCCGGCAAAGGTCCACACGTTTCCGTCCTTTTTGATCGGGACCATCATGGGTTCTCCGTTTGCGGTGCGGATCCTAAAGTTCCTGTTGTGAGACACTCTGACCGATACATTCTCCCCGTTACTTCTCCTGCATAGGATTACTTTGTAATTAGGATAATTGTGCCGCACCACTGCTGCTTCTTCATGCTCAGACTCAACCCGCACTGGTTCTTCAGCAGGTGCGTTGTTTAACTTAAACAAGTTCCGCATGTGCTGAACCCCGGATTGCGTGTAAACGATCTGCCGCCCGTCCTTACGCCAATCGTCAGGAAAGCTCAGAGACTTCTTCCTCTCTTCAATAAGCAGTGTGCGGGAGATGCCGGTCTGCTCACTAAATGTTTTTTCTTTAATCAACCCTTCCATGTTTCGAGGAATTTCTCAGGTGTCATTTTTGATTTTTTAAAATCTAGAATCATTTTTTTCTCGCGAGGTTCCGGTGCCATTTTTCCTTTCAGCACTTTCAACTTAATCTTTCTACTCAGGTTTGCGTTTAACGTAGTGAACCCGTCATTACCTAAACCAAGATGACCTCCGTCACCTGTCTCATGCACTTTCCGGGCACCTGACCCCATTGTTTGTAAATTCATATTAATGATTATCCCTCCCAGCCGGGGAACCACCCTGCCGGCCAGGAGGGATTTGGTTATGTCCAACCAACCTTAACCATGAGCATCGGATTCAAAGGTAAGAACCGAAAACCTCTGAACCCGAATTTTCCCCCTTGATCCGCACTCACGGGAAGGGGGTCCGAGCAAAAACCGGTTACTGGTTTATACATGCCCGAAAATTTTAAACTTTGCCCTAATGAGGTCTGGATCCGCTTGCAAAGCACTACACAACTCCTCCAAACCTCCATTGAACCAAAACGAAATCGCAGTTGTGAGAGTGTCAGGAGTGTACAGAAACTGATTAACATTTCTCCGCACAACCTTCTTCCCCACAATGTACCCGTGCTTAACCGCATAATCGTAATCGATTGCTGCTTGCCGAATGAGCGATCCCATAAGTTCAAGGTATTCATCCATTACCGAGCACTTTCTCAACGCACTCTTCGACTACCTTGGTTAATGTTTTTCCGGTATCCTTGACCTGCTTCTTAATCAACTCCATGACCTGGATAGTAGGTCTAAAGCTAATCGGTTTGTCTCCGTACTTAGTCTTCACTTAT